AGCGTTCAATCGCTTGTTCACGGCGAACCCCTTCTTTTCGAGACGCCCGAGTTTATTAATCAGGTCAGCTTTTTCTTCGTCGATCGATGTGTATCCCTTTGTCGGTGCCTCCTCTTGGTGTGTGGGACCCTGTTCTTCAAAATAGTCCTCTTCCTCTTCCCCGTAATCAATCTCTTCATCTGGTTGAGAACGTACAGGAGCGGTTTGTTTGTTGGGATTCACGAAAGCATCCATACTTTCCTGTTGTTGGTGCATTTGTGGGGGAGCAGGTGTGGGTCTGGTTGGTCTAGGGACACGCTGCTGGGGGCGAGGAGCAGAGATTTCAATCTCATCCATGATGGCCTGTTCATCAGCATCCAATTTCATTATGGTGGTATTTCTTCGATCGAGTACGATTTCTTCGTCCATCTACTCTTTATGTAGAAACTAAAAAAATTACCTTTAACGCAGTTTAAAAAAATATTTGTACATTATAAATGTTCACCCTTAATCGTACCAGCCGAAATGCGCTCACGATGATTGTCATCCTGCTCGTGATAATCTCCGCTCTCACCGCATTCAGGAACAGCACCATCAGTAACTACCAGCCCAAACCAATTACTGTCAAGACGGTGAGTGACGGTTCCATTTTCGATCTCCCAGTCGGGTTGGAATGCACATCCGGATCAGGAAAGAAAGACAGCCCATATTCCAGAGGTATGACCCCAGGTGGTGTCTGCGGTGCCCAGGAATTGGTCAGCGCACACGCCGGGTATGAGATTACCGATGGAATCGGTGGATCTTTAATCTAAGCTAATATAAATGGCTCTCATCACAGCACTCACTGGGATGATTCCAGATCTTCAACATGAATATCATACTGTGACTCTCGATACGCTCGGACAGAGTAGCGCCAACACGTTCACATGCTATCTTCAACATCCATTGAAGAATGTCGTTCAGGCGAGACTGTTGGCTGCTCGAATTAATACAACGTCTGCGACGGAACACTGTCACGTGTCCATCAGGGAATTGGATACCATCTTTTCTGATCGTGCCTCCGATGTACCCAACGGTCAAGCGTCTGAGAGTATCGTTCGTAACTCGTTCGCGAGTATCGTGAGTGATGGTACTGGTATTATTGGATTCAGGGATGACTACCCGATAGTCACTCAATATATTGATCCCATTCGTAGTATCGACCGATTTACGGTCACGATTAGAAACCAGAGTGGTGTACCGATCGTCCCCGGTGCGAGTGCGAATAACTTTTTCGTCATTCGATTCGTGTGTAGAAAACCCAACCTGTAATTTTCTCCTTTTAGTATAGTATACCATGTCTGCGGGCATTGTTCAATTGATCGCGATCGGCGCCCAGGATGAATACATCATGGGTAATCCTGAAATTTCGTTCTTTAGTTCAACGTTCAAACGACATGCTAATTTTTCACAATCCATCGAAAAACAAACGATCCATGGAGCGGTGAAAAACAATTCAATGTCCAGCATTCAATTCGAACGTGCTGGCGATCTTCTCGGCTATGTCTATTTCACGATCGACGATACCACCCAAGCCCTCGACATTCAGCGATGGGACACGATCATCGAGAAAGTGGAACTCTACATCGGAGGGTCTCTGATTGATTCACAGGATTCGATCTTCACGGAAAAGATTGCGATCGATACGTTCGCACAAAACGTTTCCAAGAGTTCAAACGGAACACATCCAGGTGTGAGCGCGCGTTCCTTTTTTTACCCACTTCGTTTCTTCTTTTGTGAGGGACCCCAGTGTGCCCTCCCCCTCGTGGCGTTGAACTATCATAACGTCGATATTCGTATTCATTGGGCCACCGCGGCTTCGAATTATAATGTGGAGTGCTACGCCAATTATTATTACCTCGATAACGAGGAGCGTGGGAACATCGCTTCTCGAAAACACGATCTTCTCATCACACAGGTCCAGAAAAACATCGCTTCGGGGGGTATCGTTCAGGATCTCACGTTCAGTCACCCCGTGAAGTACCTCGCATCGTCGGATACGACTACAGACGGCGCACTCACTTCTCCAACGAATAAAATCAAATTAAACATCAACGGCATGGATGTGAGTAATTATAAATGGGGAAAACCCCATTTTATCGATATCATGAGTTACTATCACACGAGTTTTGTGACGTCCCCAGATTTCTTTTTGTATTGCTTCTGTCTCTCCACGAGTTCCCTTCAGCCCACGGGTACCCTCAATTTCAGTCGACTCACGTCAGCCAAAATCATGAGTGAGACCATGCCTATCACAGACCCTATCTACGCGGTCAACTATAACATCCTCCGTATCGAGAACGGTATGGCTGGTCTCCTCTACGCAAATTAAAATAGATCATTATATTAAATGGTCAAGAATTTACCGACGGTAGAGAGGTCTACCAAGATTCGGTTCGGTAAAAATTGTACCGATGACCAGGGAGAAAACACGATCGTGTTCAATGCGAGTAATGTTCAAATAGACACGACACAACCTGGGTCGGTGTACATGACCCCTGTACGCAAAATAAGTGACTTTTCTGATCAAAGTATCACCATATTGACATATAATCAAGCCACGAAAGAAATTACAGATTCAAACGTGACAGCCGAGGAGGTCCTCAACATGACTCTCGAAGATGTCATCATTAATGGTAACGTGACTTCTAATACCGTGTCGTTCAATAACGCGATCACGTCCGTCACCACTCTCTCCAACGTTGGTATCTCGAATGGTGCACCCATACACACCCTCGATGTGGGTACGAAGTTTTATGTCGACGAAAATGATTCGAACGTCCTCACCGTTTTAGGGAACACTTTCGTACAAGATAATGTCGTCATCGGTGGTGATTTAGAAGTGAGAGGGACACTCACCTCCATTAATACTGAAAATACGACAATCAAAGATGCTATAATCGAGATTGGGAAAGGGAACGTCGACTCTGATATGGGGATCATCATGGACCGCCCGGGAACCAACGTCGGTTTGGGGTACAGAGAAGGTGTGGATGAATTCATCATCGCGTATACCGACAGTAGTGCGACCAGTTCTACCATCGTCCCTTCTTCAGAACTCATCGATGTTCGTGTACACGGGCGTCTACATGTGAATTCGAATTTGGCTGTAGACGGGGATACCTTTTACGTAGACGCGATCGGAAACCGCGTCGGTATCAACACGTTGACCCCTCAGACTGATTTTGATGTCGTCGGTAAAGTTGCTATATCTTCTAATCTGACGGTCAACACGAACACATTCCATGTCGATGCGGTGAATGACTCTGTTGGAATCGGGACTGTGACCCCCACAGCCAACCTTCACGTCGAAGGGAATGTGTACGTGTCCTCGAACTTGACTGTAGATACAGATACGTTCCATGTGGATACAGTCAATGACCGCGTGGGGATCAACACGTTGAACCCAACCACAGACTTTCACGTCGAAGGGAACGCGTACGTCTCTGGAAATGTTGAAATTCAAACAGACCTAAACGTCACTGGGAACGCCTATGTGTCCTCAAACGTGGTGGTCACTGGAAATGTAGACGTGCAGTCAGAGCTCAACGTCACAGGGAACGCCTATGTGTCCTCAAACGTGGTGGTCACTGGAAATGTAGACGTGCAGTCAGAGCTCAACGTCACAGGGAACGCCTTCGTATCCTCAAACGTGGTGGTCACTGGAAATGTTGATGTGCTGTCACATTTAAATGTCACGGAGGATGCGGTGGTCACCGGGAACGTTAACGCGCTATCTGAGCTCAATGTCACTGGGAACGTCTATGTGTCCTCGAACGTGAATGTGCTGTCAGACATAAATGTTACCGGGAACGCGTATGCCGCAACCTATTATGGTGATGGTGGTCTCCTCTCGAATGTCACGCTCCAAGTCGTTTCCGACCACGGAAACACAACTTCTAATACGATTCAGTTTACAAATCCCACGACCGCTTTGACGACTGACCTCACCTCCAATGTTGAAGTCAAACTCGACCAACTCAATAGTGTTCAGATTTCAGATCCCGCCTCTGATCAGATACTCATATACGATGGGACGGATTGGGTCAATGAGTATCCCGTACACACCTATATCAAAATCCGAAACGCTCTCAACGGTGTAAATATCAAAGCGGGTGATGCTGTCTATGTCATAGGGACCCATAATTCAAACATACTGGACGTCGGTCTCGCGAAATCGGATGATCCATCTACGATGCCTTGTATCGGTCTCTCCAACCAACTACTCATACCCGGTCAACAAGGAACTGCGGTCGCTTACGGTAAGGCTCTCAGTGTTGTCACAGATACATTCTTAACGGGTGAAACTGTATATGTGAGTAACACTATCCCAGGTGGTCTCTCTAATGTCAAACCCTACGGACCCAACGACCTCATCCAGAATGTCGGTGTGATCACGAAGGTGCACGAGAGTAATGGTACTGTTTTCGTCACCGGTATCGGTCGCGCGAACGATGTCCCAAATGCGCAAATAGTTCCCGATGAAAGCGCCATCAATTACGTATATGTGAATGGTGTGAACAACGATTTCAAAAAGATTGAACCCTCGAACCTTCTCACACAACTCCAAACGTTCGAACAAGTTTCAGCAGCTGGGAATGTGGTTTCGAATGTTATGGAATTCAGGAACGTGACCACAGGTCTCGTGACTGTCGCCAATGTTGAGGTGGGTTCGAACATCTCAGTAGCTGGTTTATCTATAAACAAAATACCGATCGTAGGAGCTGGTCACTTTCTCGAAGACTCTTTCATATCGAAAGTAGATGGAAAATTGATTATTTCGTCGGATGTGGAAATTATAGGAGATATTCTCGTCGGTGGGAACTCCTATACGATCGAATCAAATTCACTCGTAATTAATGATCGTATTATTGGAATCGCTAATAATAACGTATCTCACCAACTCGATATTGGTATCATCCTACAACACCCCGGTAAGAATATAGCACTGGTCCATCACGGAGAAGCCGTCGAAGGCGATCCACATGATCACACGTTTACGATTGGGTACACACAAAATACCGTTACCGACAATCATATTTTCAATGATTCCAACCTGATAACTGTGGAAATTTTGGGTAATCTCATCACACAAAATAATTTAATTGTAAGTGAAACATTGG